AATAATGTTACATTTACAGCTCCTAGTTCTAGTGGTGGTTCAAATAACATCTCCATAGGAGCGAATCAGACAATTAACGGAACATTGACAGTTCCGGGTACTAACGGTGATCGAAGACTATTTGTTCGTTCAGACACAATCGGTACATCACGCACATTAACTTGCGCGGCAGAATCTTTAACAGATGTTGATTTTAGGGATATTGTTGTTGCAGGTGCAGGAAGTCCATTCACAGGAACTAGACTTGGGGATTGCGGTGGCAATACCAACATTACCTTTGATGCTGGTGTTGATAAGTATTGGAACTTGGCGGCAGGTGGCAACTGGAATGCTACGGCTTGGGCATTAAGCTCAGGTGGTTCTGTTGCTGCTGCAAATTTTCCGTTAGCTCAAGATACGGTAATTATTGAAAATACTGGGTTAAATACGTCAGCTACCATTACTATAAATATAGCTTACAACATTGGTACGCTTAACACATCAACCCGTACTAATGCAATGACGCTTGCATCGGGAACTATAAACCCAATATTTTACGGAAACTTTACTTACGGATCAGGCGTAACGCCTACTGGGACTGGTACGTATACGTTTTCTAATAGGTCAACGAAGACGCTTAATTCTGGCGGTAAAACATTTCCTCAAATAATAAATATAAATGCTCCCAGTGGTGGTATACAACTGCTCACTAACAATTTAAGCGTTTCAACCTCTGCAACTTTAACTCAAGGAACCTTAAATCTAAACGGACTGTCTTTTACCGTACCATCTTTAGCAACAGCTACAGGCACTAAAAACATTACGTTTAACGGTGGGACTTTAACGATATCAAGTTCCGGCGCGACAGCATTTAATAACGCAGCGCCTACCGGATTTACCACAACCGCAGGAACTGGAACTGGCACAATTAGCATGACATCTGCTAGTGCCAAGACATTTGTTGGCGGTGGATCAGTCTACAACTGCACATTGAATCAAGGTGGTGCGGGTACGCTGACAATTACTGGCGCAAATACGTTTAACGACATTACTGAAACAGTGCCGACAGCTAATCAGATCACATTCCCTGCTAGCACTACAACAACGGTAAATAACTTTACCTTGTCAGGGACTGCTGGCAACTTAGTTTCAATCCGTAGTTCAACACCGGGAACTCGATTTACGTTATCCAAGTCATCGGGGGCGGTATCAGTTAGTTATGTTGATATTCAAGACAGCAATGCTACTGGCGGTGCTACTTGGCAAGCTACCACAACTAACGGAAACGTAGACTCCGGTAATAACCTTGGCTGGTCTTTTATTTCTGGTACTTACGTTGATGCTAGTGCTGCTGTAATTGCATTAGCAGATGTATCTTGTCTTGCCTCAAGGGTAAGGTTATTTCAAGGTAGCGTAAATGCTAGTGCAACGGTTACGGCTGTCGCAACTCGATTGTTAATGGGTCAGGGTAGTATTAACTGCGATGCAACGGTTACGGCAACAGGGATACGTATAAGGGTTGGTTCTGGCAGTGTTACTGGCTCTGCTGTAGTAACTGCTGCACCTAACTTTACTGCATCGGGTAATGCTGCTATTGCTGCTAATGCGGCTGTTTCTGCTTATGCGAATGCTACATTTGATAGTGCGCCTATAATTACAGGCAATGCAACAATCTCTGCTGATGGTCAAATTATTGGCGAGGAGTGGGGTGATTCTTCTGTCGTAACGTCAACGTGGGATGATATTTCTCCTTCTGCTGATACATGGCAACCAGCATCACAATCTTCTAATACTTGGTTGAGGCAGTAATGCAAAAGATTCTGTTTGGTGAGTGGTTGCCAGATCAACCCGGCGTAACAGGTGCAGTAACAGATGCAAAGAACTGTTACCCAGTAGCTAATGGATATGCCCCAGTTAAAGGCGAGGCTGATTACTCTGACGCTGCTGGTGCTGATCTAATCATTACCTTTGCTGGTAAGTTTGACAGCGTTAGTACATTGTTTGCAGCTAGCACAACCCAGATTTACAAGTTTGATAGCTCTGATGCTAGCTTGGATGCTGCTACGACTACGGGTTACACAGCGGTTGAGGGATGGGATGTAACTCAGTTTGGCGCAAAGATGATTCTGGCTAATGGTCAGGACAAGTTGCAAGCATGGACACTTAATTCGTCCACGAACTTTGCTGACCTAGCTGCTGCTGCTCCTACTGCCAAGTATGTAACCGTTGTGCGTGACTTTGTGGTTGCTGCTAACGACGGAACTGATACTAGCAAGGTCTACTGGTCAGACATAAATGACGAGACAGATTGGACACCGGGTTCTGCATCTCAGTCTGATACACAGATTCTTCCTGACGGTGGTGACATTACTGGTATAGCTGGTGGTGAGTATGGTCTGATCTTCTTGGAACGTGCTATCTACCGGATGACCTATACAGGCTCACCGTTCTTCTTCCAGTTTGACGCTATCTCACGGTCTTTGGGCTGTATTTCTAACGGATCTATTGCTCAGTACGGCAACCTAACGTATTTCCTTGCTGATGATGGCTTTTATGTCTGTGATGGTCAGTCAACGAAGAACATAGGTAGCGAAAAGGTAAACCGTTGGTTCTTTGACAATGCTATTCCGGGTGAGATATTTACTGGGATGAGTGCTACGGTTAATCCTGTTACCAAGTTAATAATATGGAAGTTTAATAATACATTTGGCGGTAATAGTATGCTGATGTATTCGATTGACCTTAACAAATGGTCATACGCAGATACTACAGCAACGTCAATTGCTTATGTATTAACGCCTTCAGCTACGTTAGAGCAGGTAGATAACTACAACGCAAGCATTGATGCGCTTGATATTCCATTGGATTCACGGGTATTTGCTGGTGGACAACTACTATTTGCTGGTGTTAGCGGTCAGAAGATCATTACTTTTTCAGGCCAACCTAAGACTGCGAACATATCAACGGGTGATATTGATGTAGGTAGGTCTACGGTCATGCTGGCAAAGCCTATTGTGGACAATGGTAGCGGTTCTATCGCTGTTTCTAGCCGGGATAATCTTGCTGAACAAGTGGAATTTGGCTCAAATGTGTCTCCAGATGCAGAAAACCGTGTGAGCTTGAGGTCTAACGGTGAATATCATCGACTAAGACTGACTCCTACTGGATCTAGCTGGAAAACTGCTGTTGGCTTAGAGTTTGACGTTGTTAAACAGGGTAACCGATGACTCAGTTTCGTACATTACCGCCATTTGGAGGAGATCCTCGTCAGGTTTCTGAAGTTGTTCGTGGGGTTATGGACGGGAAGACCAATAATACGGGTCGGATTACGTTAGCCACAGGGAATGCCACGACAACTACCCTTTATGACGAGCGTATAGGCTTTGACAGCCTGATATTCTTGGTTCCAGTATCTAATGCTGCTGAGGCCGATTCAGCGCCTTACGGAGCGTTTCAGGACACCACAGACCAGACTGCTGCTAGCACAACCGCAGCCTATGCTGTTGCATTAAATACAACAGATTACTCTAACGGTATTTATGTTTCCAATACTTCGCGGATTAACGTCAGGAACTACGGGATATACAACATTCAGTTTTCGTTGCAGTACAAGAATACGACTAACGATGGTCAAGATGTAGACATCTGGTTCAAGAAGAACAATACTAATGTTGCTGGATCAAATAGCCGATTCCATATGCCAGCTAGAAAAAGCACTGGTGATCCATCTCATCTAATTGCTGCAATGAACTTCTTTTTAGAAATGAATGCTGGTGATTACGTTGAGGTAATGTGGCGGACAACAGATACTGGCGTTTCTCTTGAGCAATATCCAACTAGCTCAAGCCCAGACAGACCATCAATTCCTAGTGCGATTATTACTGCTAGCTATATCGCTCCTTCAGCAACATCTAATGTGTATGTTTCTAGCCAGCAACAAGGTCAAGCAACAATATCGCATTGGTCAAATGATACGGCAGACAAAACCTATGGTTACATTGTGGTGGGCTAATGGAGTTTAGGTACATACCTGTAGACAAACTTAGGGACTGGTGGCCTAGTGTTCGCCCCGGTTTGGACAAAATCAAAACACGAAGCCCGGAGAATTGGATACCAGAAGATGTGTACACAGACTGCTTTAACCAAAAGGCAATGCTGTGGGTAATTTTAGAAAATAATCATTTTGTAGGCTTCTTTATCCTGCAACCTATGGGCGAAACAATGCACCTATGGGCTGCTTGGACGTTAGAAAATAATTATCAAATTGTTGAATCTGGATTAAAATACATAAAAGACATCTGCCGTCAAGGTAATGTCAAATATCTAACTTTCTCTAGTCATCGTCAAGGATGGCAACGTAGGGCGAAACAACTCGGTTTCCGTCCTAAACAATGGATTTGCGAGGTGTAATATGGGTAGCCGAGGCGGGAATCAAACAAGCACAACGACTACGAGCATTGATCCAGACATCAAGCCGTATGTTACCTATGGACTAGAAGAAGGCAAGCGCCTTTATGAGTCTGGTACGCCTACATTCTTCCCCGGTCAGACCTATGTTTCTCCATCTCAGGCTACTCAATCAGCCCTGCAAATGGCTCAGGAACGGGCTATGGCGGGTTCTCCGCTGGTTCGTTCAGCACAGCAAGAGCAATTAGCTACGATTCAAGGACGAGGCGTTAATCCATTCCTAGAGGGTGCTTTGGCTGGCGTTAATCGTCAGGCTCGTGAGCAATTTACGGAAGGTGTCCAAGGTCTTCAGTCTAAGGCTTCCTCGATGGGTCGTTATGGCTCTGCTGCTCAAGCCGAACAAGAAGCTCGCGCTCAAGACGTATTTGCTCGTGCCTTGGCTGAACAGGGTGGTCAATTGGCTTACGGATCGGCTGAAGCTGAACGTGCTAGACAGATGGCTGCTACTCAGGCTGCTCCTCAGATGGCTGCTGCTGACTATTCTGATATTCAAAGACTTCTATCAACAGGTCAGGCACAAGAGCAATATTCCTCAGCCGAACTGCAAGACGCAATTAACCGCTTTAACTTTGAACAGAACTTGCCACAAGCAAAACTTAGTCAATTCGCTAACTTGTTTAGCAGTGTGCCTCAAGGTGGTCAGACTGTTACACAAGCTACGCCATCGGGAGGTAAATAATGGGTGCTGCTGCTACTCCAATGTTGATTGGTTCCGCTATCGGTGGATTAACTAATCGTGATAACCCATTGCAAGGTGCATTGCTTGGTGGCGCTTTAGGTGGCGCTGGTGGTGCATTTATGGGGCAGGGTGGTCTTTCTAATATGTTCTCTTTTGCTGATGATGCTGCTACTGGTGTTTTGCCTAGCGCATTGTCTGGCTCTACTACTGCTGTAACTAATCCTGCATTGGTAACATCTGCGTTACCTACATCTGCAACAAACGTAGGATTCCAAACCGCAGCACAGCAAGCAGCAGCTCAAATGCCGACTAATATTGCTAATGAAGCCGCTAAAGGTGGTTTATTTGCTCCTCCTGCTGGTGGTTTTCAGTCATTAACGGCTGGAATGCCACAACCTTTAACATTTAACCAAGCTACTGCTGCTGGTATGCAAAGACCACTTTCTTTAGGTATGCCCGGTGTAGAAGCATCATCTTTGTATGAACCTACTTTTATGGATAGAGTTGGTTCTGTTGGTCAATATGCCCAACAAAATCCTGTGTTGACAGGTATGGCATTGCAATCGGCACAGCAAATGATGCAGCGTCCTGAAATGCCACCGTCTCCTGTTGCTCAAATTGATCGTAGTCAGATTCAACCAATGGATTACATGAGTCTGCTAAATCCACAGCAAAGCACAGTCCTTAGACCACAACCAATTTCCCTATTAGGGTGATATATGGCAATTACAGATTACATTCCTAATGTCTTTGGTCAAGCGGCTCCTAGCTATCTGCCGGGATTGCTTGGTGCTGAGGAAACTAAGAACTTACAGAATCGCGCTAATATTCAAGGATTGCTAGGTGCTGGTCTTGCACTAGCTCAAGGCATGAGTAATGTTGGGCCACGTCGTTCTGCTGCTGAGAACATCTTAGGTGCATTGGCTGGTGGCTTTGGTGCTGCTGGTGGTGCTTACGAGCAGGGTATTAAGAATTACGTTACACAGCAACAGATTGCACAGACTCAACTTGCACAAACTCAAGCAGCAAATAGGTTAAGAAGCATTGCTGAAGCTAAACGGCTATACCCTGATATTGCGGCATTAGCTGACATTGATCCAAATAAGTTTGCTGAAGAAGTTGCATTGCGCCAAAGAATGCAAGGCTTTACTTTAACTGGAAAAGAAACACCACAAGAACTAGAAGCAAAGGCTAATCAAATATATGCAACAGGTGTTGCTGGATTGAAGCCTTATGGCGATTCTCTTATGGCAAAGTCAAGGCAGTTGGCGATTATGCCTCCTAAAACTGCTGTAGCTCCTGTTGATCAACCTGCTACTGACGCTGCTGCTCAAACAACTATTGACGCAACTAAACCAGCTTTGCCTCCAGTTGAAGATACTGCTCGTCGTGGGAAAGTTGGTCAAATTCAATTTGGTCTTGATTATATTGATAATGAACTTGCAAGGGTCATGAAAGCTGAGCCGACACCAGAAAATATAAATTATCAAAGTTCTTTAAGAGCAAACAGAGAAGTTTTGGCAAAACAGCAAGAACTTTTTTCCGTAATGGAATATGACTTTACTGATTTAAAGGGATTGCCAAGTAAGTATCAAACAGAGGTTAAGCAACTTCAGAAACAAGCTGAAGGCGGAGTTTTAGATAAATCTGGTTTGAATTCTCGTATTGAGAAAATTTATACAAGACTGCAAGAGGATGAAAGAGGTAGAAAACTTGATGGTAATGCAGCAACATTTGCACAAATGAGGTTTGGCGTTACAGATAGGGCGCAACTTACTGGGCCTCAGCTTGCTGAAGTATTGCGTTTTGAAAATGCTCCTAATGCTGACCAGCTTGCTACATTGCAAAGAGCAGCTATTGACACTCAATTTACAACGGGTAGGGCAGCACCAATTCCTTCTGGGAGAGAGCAATTTATTGTTCCGGGTCAAAGCGTTTCTCCGCAGACAGCAGTAGAACAACAAGTAACACCACAAGTTGTTGCTCCGACTCCAGTTGTCCCAACACAAACAGCGCAAGTTCGGACACAAGTGCCACCACAAGTAACTCCGCAAGTTGTTCCACAAACGCAAGTTACGCAAACTGTTGCTCGTGAAAACGCTCCTGCTGAAACAAAGAATCTTTATTCGTACAATAAAAATGCTTTAATAAATAAGTCAGATAGGGATTATTCTCCAGCAAAAAAGCAGATTCTTCTAGAAAAACAAGCTCCATTGCAAAGTGCTGTTACTTACTCACTTACAAGCATTAAAGACGCTCGTGATGCTGCTCAATCATTGAAAAATAATCCTCAATATATTGACGCATTGACTGGCAGGTTCTCTCCTTTGCTTTCTGGAACTGTTGGTGGAGTTGTTGTTAACCAAAATGCAAAAACAGCCAATGATTTGCTGCAAAATATTTTAACAAGGTCTTTTGTTAAAGAAATACAGGCAATGAGACAAGCTAGTCCAACTGGCGCTGCTGTTGGTAGCGTTACAGAAAAAGAAATGGATGCACTTTCTAAAGTTTCTGCTTCTCTTTCGGTTGGAATGAGCAAAGATGAGTTTATTAAACAATTAGATAATTATTTGGCTATTGCAAATAGATCTCTCAAAAATATTCCAACAGAATACTCTAAGACTTATGGATATAACGGTGAATTTGATGAAATATTAACTACGCCCGGAGTAAGCACAACTCGAACATCTGGAAAAACTCAAGTTGAGTTGGAATTGCAGCGTAGAAAGAAAGGCAACCAATAATGGATCTTTCAAAAATTTCTACCAAAGACCTTGAGTACATAAATGCAGGTCAATTAGATAAAGTATCTACTGCTGGCTTAGAGGAATATGCTAGGCAGGAAACTCTTGCGTCTCAACCTAGAAGTTTAGGCCAAGAATTTACTAGAGGCGCGGGGTTGGCTGGTAGGGGTGCTACTCCTGTTGCTGCTGGTGCTGGTCTTGGTTTTATGTTTGGTGGCGCTCCCGGTGCTTTAGCTGGAACAATTGCTTTGCCATTGGCTGAGGTGGGAACACAAGGCTTAAATTTAGTATTGCCAGAAAAGTATCAAATACCATCTCCCGTTGCTGGTGTTGAAAGTCTTTTGACCCGTCTAGGATTCCCTGTTGCTGAAACAACTGGAGAACGTGTTATTCAAGCGGCTGGTGGTGTTCTTCCTTCTACTGCATTTCAAACGGCAACAGCACAGGCACTAAGTAAGACAGCACAAAGCCAGCTAGGTAGAAATATAGCTGGTGAAATGGCTAAGGCTCCTGAACGTCAGTTAATGGCTGCTGTTCCTGCTACGGCTGCTGCTCAATACACTACAGAAGCAACAGGAAGCCCGATTGCTGGCATGGTTGCAGGTATGGCTACTGGTGTTCCATTTGCGGCTGGAACTCGTCCTACTGGCCCATCTAGAGAGGTTCTTGCTGCTCAGTCAACTGCTGCATTTGAAGCTGCTAAGAATTCTGGCATTGCGTTTAATCCATCAAGATTTAGTACAAGCATGGGTCGAATTGCTGCTGATCTTCGTCAAGAAGGTTATACACCTACTGCGTATCCAAAGGTTGAGGCTGTCGTTAGGGAATTGACTGACGTTAATATGCCTAAAGACTTTACTGAGCTTCAGGCATTGCGAAAGATGATTCAAAACGCACAAGCTAGCACTGATCCAGCAGAACGCAGATTGGCAACCATTCTCAAGGATAGGTTTGACGATTATGTTGTTAATGCGGATAAGTCTGACATTATTGGCGCAGGAAATAAAACTGGTGTAGCTGCTTGGAATCAAGCTAGAAATACGTATTCCCGCATGATGAAGGCTGATGTATTTGAGGATATGCTGGCTAACGCTCAATTAGACCAAAGCAAATTTACCCAGTCTGGGGCTGAAAACTCTATGGCTCAACAGCTTAGAAGTTTGGCTAAAAATCAAAACAAGATGCGTTTGTTTACCCCGGCTGAACAAAAAGAAATTATTGCTGCTGCCAAAGGATCTACTACACAGAACTTGCTTAAATTCTTTGGTAGGTTTGCTCCTACTGGCCCAGTTAGCAGTATTTTGCCGGGTGGAGCTATTGTTGCTAATCCTTATGTTGGCGTTCCATTGGCTCTTGGGGCTACTGGTGCAAGAATGGGTGCTACAAGCCTTCGTAGGCAATCTGTTGAAAACCTTGCAGACATAATGCGAACAGGTGGATTGCAGCCTAGACAAACATCTGCTACTAGAGCATTGGCTGCTCGTGGTCTTATTTCGCCACAACAGCCAGTGACAGAAGAAGAAATTAACCTATTGATGGGTAGATAATCATGGCAAAGAACAAGATTAGCGAATATAGCGCTACTGCTGCAAATAACACAGACATAGGTGGTATTAACATAGCAGAGGGTTGCGCTCCGTCTGGCATTAATAACGCTATTCGTGAGTTAATGGCACAGCTTAAAGACCAGCAAGCAGGTACTGATGGCGATAATTTTACGGTAGGTGGTAACTTATCTGTTGCTGGTGCTATGACTTGTACTGGTGCTGCTGTATTCTCTAGCACTGTGGCTCTTGGTGGATCGGCTACTGCTACTACGCAATCCTCTGGCGATAGCACAACTAAAGTAGCTACTACAGCGTTTGTTCAAGCGACATTAGCAGCGGCTTATCCGGTCGGATCTATCTATATCAATGCTTCTAGCAGTACTAACCCGGCTACGTTGCTTGGCTTTGGTACTTGGGTAGCCTTTGGTGCTGGTCGTGTTATGGTTGGCCTAGATGCTGGTAATGCAGCATTTGATACGGCTGAAGAAACAGGTGGTTCTGCTGATGCTATTACAGTAAGTCATACGCACACCGCATCATCAAGCCCTCACCAACATTCATCTATTGGCTACAACGGTAATGGCAGTACCCCATATGGCACACTTAGTGGACAGTCATCTATGGGAACTTGGGAACCGGGTGGCAACAACACTACTCATGTTCTTACTAGTTCTACAACAACTAGTGTAACAGTCGATAGTGCAGGTTCATCTGGCACTAACGCTAACTTGCAGCCATATATCGTAGTTCGTATGTGGAAAAGGACTGTCTAATCATGGAAAAGATGCCTCTCTCTGATGACCAGATTGAAGCTATAGCGGAACGTGCCGCTGAAGTAGCTTTCAAGAAAATCTATGAAGAAGTCGGTCGCTCTGTTGTCAAAAAGATATTCTGGATCGTCGGTGCTGCTGCATTGGGTCTAATGTTCTGGATGGCTGGTAACGGCTCTTTACCTAAGTAGGAACAATAAATTGATCCGCTAACTCTCCTAGCTGCTGCCAATGCTGCTGTTGCGGCTGTAAAGAAGGGATGTCAGCTATACAAGGACATCAAGGGCGCTGCTGGTGAGGTCAAGGACGTACTAGACGATCTAAAGACACAGTTTGGGAAGATTCAGAATCCTACTAACGCTCAGAAGATTAAGTATAACGAGGAAGTAGCTAGGGTTCAGGAGATAGGCAAGGCTGATCCTAATGATGTCTTCATTAAGATTGGCAATGATCTTGGTGTTCTGATGGATGAGTACGACAAGATTGGCAAGGTTTTTATCCAGCAGGAAGCAGAAGCAACACAGGTTTATACGGGTGCAGATTCGGTTGGCAAACGGGCGTTAATACGTGTCATCATCCGGTCAAGATTAGATGCGATGTTTGCGGAACTACGCGAAACAATGGTCTATAAAGCACCGGCTGAGTTAGGTGACTTGTGGAGCAGGTACGAGAAGATGTGGAAGCAGATCGTTATTGAGCAGGATGAGGCTCATAAACGTGAGACTGCAAAGCTACAGATTGACGCTGCTAGAAGACGTAAAGCAGCAAGGATAAGGCAAGAGTACGTAACATGGTTTGGCGCAATCCTTTTCGTCGTAGTGTGGTTCCTCGCCGTCCTACATCTTCTAAGGGAGAGTCTGACGTATCGTTTGCTCTCGTCTTATGTGTACTAGTAATGGCTTTGACGTTTGTCGTTGTACTCCCTGTGCTTGGGGTGATGTACATGGATCTAAACAATGCTCGTGTGGCTGTAGAGATGGAAATCCGGGCTATCAGGGAACTACGCAAGCAGATTATTAACGAGCGAATAAGGGGTGAGCCTTGATTACTATGCAGCAATTTACTCAGTTAGTGCCAAACACTAAGTATCCTAAACAGTGGTATGACGCGCTATTTGGTAAGCAGACTGAGCTATCTGGTAAATCATTGGCTGAGGAGTACGAAATCAATACTCCTAAGCGTATTGCTGCATTTATGGCTCAATGTGGTCATGAGTCTGGTGGCTTTGTTTGGCTGACAGAGAACCTGAACTACAGTGCTGCTGGTCTAATGAAGACCTTTGCTAAATACTTTCCTGACCAAGCCACAGCTAACGCTTACGCTCGTCAACCAGACAAGATTGCTAACAAGGTCTACGCTAACCGTATGGGCAATGGCAATGAAGCTAGTGGTGATGGCGCTCGATACAAAGGTCGAGGTCTCATTCAGGTTACCGGCAAGGATAATTACTTCTGGTTTGCCTCATCCCTTGGAATTACTCCTGAAGAAGCCTCAGAGTATATGCAGACCTTTGAAGGTGCTGCTCAGAGTGCTTGCTGGTACTGGGAAACAGCTAGCCTGAATAAGCTGGCTGATGCTGGTGATATTTTGACTATGACTAAGCGCATTAACGGAGGAACCATTGGACTCGAAGACCGTAAGAAACATTATGCTCATGCTCTCCATGTGCTTGGTGGCTAGTGCTTGCGAAGATAGATTTAGGTATCCTTGCCAATCCCCGGCTAATTGGGAGACTAAAGAATGTAAGCCTCCTATCTGCACTGCAACTGGAACCTGTCCTGAAGATGTAACTCAACCTGAAAAGGCCAAGCCATGATTTTAAAAGCTACAGAAGAACAACTTAACGCACTGCTTAAATTTGCCATTGGCATTACGTTCTGTGCAATTCTTGGCATGATGGCTACTCTGTCTATGTACTCGGTTGTGTTTGTGACTCAGCCTATGTCTGGCATGGCTCCAGCAGATAAGCAGTTTTTCCTATTGCTGTCTGATATGAGTAAGTATATTCTTGGTGCTTTGGCAACATTGATTGCTGTTAAAGGTAAGGAAGCACTGCCACAGTTTGTACCACCTAACTTGAGTAAGCCAGAGCCAGAGCCTCCAAAGCCGGTAGTAACTACAACGGTTACGACTGTACGTACTGAAGAAGCTACGACTGGTTATGGCGGTAAAGCTGCACCAGTTCAACCACCTCATCCGGAGAGACATGAATGAAAAAGTTAATTGCACTTATTGCGTTTGTTCCTCTGATCCTGTTTGCTGCTGAGACTAAGAAGGTCTGCCATAAAGAAAAGCAGAAGGGCAAAGAAGTCGAGGTCTGCAAGATGGTAAAGATGCATAAGAAGCTTGACGGTACTAAGGTTCCTCCTAAGTGAATCCTTGGTTAATCCTTGGTGTAGTGCTAGCAGTTGGTGCTGCTGGAGGTGCTGGCCTATACCAAGGGCGTGAACTAGGCATGGCTAAAGTCCAACAGGAATGGGATAAGGAACGTGCTGCTCAAGAGGCTGCTTATGCTCAAGCTCAGGCTGAAGCTAGGACTAAAGAGCAAGAGTTACAGGCTAATGCAGACGCTATAAGACAGGAGAAAGACCGTGAGATCCGCAATCTTAATGCTCGTACTACTGCCCTTACTAACAGCTTGCGCGACAGGTCGGAACGCCCCACCACCGAAGCCAGTGCCTTGCCCAATACCACCACGAATGGATCCATTGCCACCGGATGTACTGGAAAAGAGCTTTACCGCCCAGATGGAGAATTTCTTGCAAGGGAAGCTGCCAGAGCCGACGAACTCCGCTTCCTCCTCAAACAATGCAGAGACCAATACGAAGCCTTAACCAAATAGGGGGCTGTTATGAAGAAACTTGCTGTTGTCTTATCGCTAATTAGTTGTTATAGTTTTGCAGAAGAATCACAAGCAGCAGGTTTCAAGAATAACGCTGGTGGCTGGACGGTTATAACCACTAGAGATGAGCGATGTGCTGGTTTAAACATGAATGATGGCTATGCCTTTGGAACTGAGGCTTACGTTAAGTTTTGTTGGACACGTAGAGGTAATGCCATCTTGGTAGTATTTGAAGACGGTAAAAGTGGAACTTGGTCTGTTGATTCCTTTCAATTACTTCCTTCTGAACCTGAATATCCAATAGCAAGACCAAATGCCTAAAAAAGAAGATTGGATGCCAGCTTGCCAGTCCTGCTCTTTCTTTGAGATTGAGCCGAAAGAAGATCTAGGCTATTGCAGACGTTATCCACCAGTTTTAATTAACACTGGCGAGGATGACTATGACTCCACTTACCCGATTACAGCTAGAGATGACTGGTGTGGAGAATTCCATCGTTTTTCTAATTAGAGGGAATCATGCGAAAACCATCTTGCACAGATCAAGAGTTTATTGGTCTGTGGAATAAACACGGTTCGGTAACAGAAGTAGCAAAAATCTTAGGCATTACAGACAGAAATGTTCATGCAAGGCGTAGGAAGATTGAGGAAAAACATTCAATTGTCCTAAAGGGCGTAGCAAAGAATAGTCCTGACTTTAAAGTAACGTACCCAGAGAACAATGTACGGGTAAACGTAGAGTTACAGAATGGCATCATTATCGTAGGGTCTGACTGTCATTATTGGCCTGACATTATTAGCACTGCTCATCGTGCATTCGTAAAGATCATCAAAGATTTAAAGCCCCGGATGGTCGTTATGAATGGTGATGTATTTGACGGAGCAAGCATCTCTCGTCACCCGGTTTCAGGATGGGGATCTACTCCTACTGTAAAACAAGAGCTAGAAGCCTGTCAGGAACGTCTAGGAGAGATTGAGGAGGCTGCAAAAGGTGCTGCCCTACATTGGACATGGGGTAACCACGATATGCGCTTTAACGCTCGTTTAGCGGCTCAGGTAGGGGATACTTGGCGAGGCGTTGAAGGCATGAACCTGACTGACCATTTCCCACGTTGGAAGTTCTCAACCAGCATTATGGTCAATAACCATACGCAAATAAAACATCGGCTATATAACGGAATTCATGCCTCATATAACGCAACTTTAAAATCAGGGATTAGCACCGTAAATGGACACCTTCATTCCTTAAAGGTAACCCCGTGGACTGACCTAACAGGCACGAGATATGGGACGGATACAGGAAGCCTAGCTAACGTTTGGGGCGATCAGTTTGAATATTCGGAAGACTCAACCCGCAATCATAGGTCTGGTTTTGCTGTATTAAATTTTATTAACGGAAAGTTAATGCCACCGGAATTGGTTGAGGTTATGAATGAGGACGCTGGTGAAGTATATTTTAGAGGCCAACTGATAAAGGTCTAGTCCTTTACAAATACTCCGTCCTTGTTGAGGTAGCCTTTGCGATCTTTAATTTCGCTATAGGCTGCCTCTAAGCACTTGGTAAGGCTTACGTCTTCTAAAGCCCCCACCACAATAAGACACACAAGCACGTCACCAATACCATCAACAATAGCAGGTCGATCCCGTTTAATAATGGCATCTGCTAACTCCCCCATTTCAGATACTGCTTTGAGTAACTGTGTCTTAGAGTCTGAGTTAGCGACAATGCCTCTAGCTTCAGCCCATCGGATAACGTCTAATTCTGTGACATTCCAGCTCATTTAGACAGTTCCTTAATCTCAGCAATAGGCAGTCCAAAGGTCTCATGAATTGCAATCATCATCTCTGCTGAGACTTTAGCCTTACCGTTACGTAGTCGGCTAATGACTGGTGCAGCTACACCTAGCTTAATGGATAGCTGGCGGTCGTTTTTAATGTCAAAGCGTTTTTGCAGTTCATCAAGAATCACGTATTTCTCCTATGGTTGACCAACACGGCTGACCACTGCTATTTCCCCATCGTCCTACCATAGCAATCTAGAATCCTATGGCTTCCCGGTTCTGGGTTAGTTCTCTCTCGCGTAAAGAGTCCAGCAATGGTCATGCGTCTTGGTGCAGGGTCACTAGATTATGAAAAAGCCCGAAAGAGTATCTAGCCCCTGCTGCCGGTGTTACCCGCCACTACCGGCTTGGCGTGTTTGGTGGCCTTACTCGCTACGTCTGTGGCTGGCAGTGATTAGATTCCAGCTACCCATTTCACAGCATCCGCTTTTAGGCCGTAAAGGTGGAGATACTCACAAGCTAAGATGAACTGACCAAAGCTCTCCGCTTGCTTTCTCTCCGTAGATCAAAAGGGCACATCCTGATCGAAGTCCCCTAAATCTTCTTCTTGCTTTGCTTTGGCTTTAGATTTCGGTGCGTCTTTAGGCTTAACTGAAAGACTAAAGAACTTCTTACCGTCTTTGCTAGACTCTTTAATCCATGCTGACAGCCAGTAATCAGTACCGTCTACGTTGATAGATCCGCTGTACTCTGGATGATTGTCTGCTGTCTTATTTTGATTCTTAGATAAGATCCCGCGATTAGTATTATCGAAATTGCTCATATTTACCTTGTAGTGTATTTTTTAATTGCTGCCCGTTGCTTACTATCCAACAGACTCCAAAGGGCGGTTTTGGAATCTGCATCTAACTCTGATTGTTCAATATACTCAACAGCACCAGCAACATCATCCATTGATAGCAATGAAATCACATTGACACCAATGCTGCGGATAGCTTCCTGCTCCTCGCTGGTCATGCTATCGAATACGTCTTTAGTAATAGGCTTAACTGACTTAGGAGCCTCTGAGCCTGTTGTAGCGTCTAGCGCATCATGTTCACAGATAGCTAAGGCCATTACCATCAGGTATCTAGAAATGTAAGTTATTGAAGCGCCCAAATTTTGCACTGGATGACAGCCCTTTAAATGAGCTTCAGCCATAGGACATGAAAACTTAGTAAAACTGCCTGTCTCTGAATCTATGACATAC